ACATCTGCATTAGTTGCTTTTTTATATATTTCACTTCTAGATAAATATGCATCATAATCCGAGATAGAAAAAGAATCCTTATCCACACTAGTATAAGCATTTACACCTTTAAAATTATCTGGATAACGACTTGTTATATCTTTAATATGTTTCTGCCATACCTCATTTTGAGGATTATCCTGTATAAGAGTAGTAAAATATTTTATCTGCTTCTCATCCAATTTATTTGGTGGTGCAGTAAATATCTTTCCTAATTCTTCAGTTTCATTAATTACAGTCATTTTATAAATTTATCCTCCTGTATCTATATTTAGCAGTAATTTTTTAAAAGAATTTTTTAGCAATTCTCATTGCTGTCATTGCCTTAGATCCAGCACTAAATTTTCCAAAAGCACCAACAGCAGGTATATTACTCAATCCACCTGCTAATTTTGCCAATCCTCCAAGAGGTGATTTTCTACCTTTACCACCACCTTTACTTGCCTGTTTTTTTAATGTAGGAGTATTTGGCAAGGATGTTTGTGAAAACTCCTGTTTTTCCATTAAACCTGGTCCCACTCCTTCAGTTAGACCACTCATAGGATCAAACTTACCAGTGCCATTTTTAACTAAATTTGATCTTATAAAAGCATGGAGAATCACAGGACTTGTTTTATCAGGTCCTAAAAATATACCAATAACTAAATCACCTTGAGATAATTTAACAGTCTCCGTTCTACCTGAACCACCTGTTCCTGCAGTTGGAGGAACTAAAACTTGTGCAGTAAAAACATCCTTATCTTCAACAGTATCATTATTTGAATAATCGCCTAAGATACGAACTTTATATCTATATCCCCAACTATCACCAGAAACTAACGTTCGTTGTTCTTTGAACGGTACTATTCTACCGATCCAAAATTCTACTCCATCTCCGAAAAAACCGCTTTTATTTTTTTTCATTATTCGTTATCATCCAAACTATTATTGGTATGCACTCCATAAGTATCACGAATAATAGTCATGGAAGTAAATGATCTCTTAGTATCAAAATGATGACATAGATGCAATATTAAAAAATTACCACTCGTTTGTTCATCTATTCCACCTAATGATTTATCATCACCCTGTCTTTCAAATTCAACTCTAATTATATTCCCTGCTCTTAATTTTACATTACAAGGAACTTGTATTTCCATTATTTGAGAATGAAGAAGATTATATCTCATAGGAGATTTTGCTTGCCACTCTCTTGGATCATTATTTGGAGTTAACTCATTGACATCACCTAAACTACCAATATCTAATACATGCTCACGTGTTGTAGTATATCCTTGTATCTCATCAGTATATGTAACCCCTTTACCTAAAGTTTTTTCAGGTGAATCTGTTTTCATAGTATATACTACTTCATCTGTTTCTAAAGTTAAAGGATTAAAAAATATATTACGAGAACTAGTCCATTTTTTTCTTTCTTGTACCTTTTGATCTTTTATAAAATTAGGTTCTCTAACAATTTTAAAATCATTTTCATCATTATCTAAATTCGCTTGTAAACCAGCACTATAAGTATATGTTTCTACTGGTTTTTTTGAAATTAAATTATGAATTGATTTAAAATTAAATCCATCTTGTGTCTCATAGAAAAAATATCCAGGATCACCCTTTACAGGAATAGACCTTCTACATAAATCTGTTATTAAGTCTAACCCACCTCTTGATCTAGAAATAAAATTATAATTATTTCTAGTTTTATCAATTTTAAATTTTTTTATATTTAAACCTCTCAATATAGATTTAACAGTATCACTTATTCTACCTTTATATGTTTTAGTAGGATCTGTAATTTCTAAATTTTTAAGAGTTGGACTAGAAACAAGAGAAAGAAATATTGACTCTCTATTTGATTCTGAAGTTGTACTAGGAACCTCATCAACTCTAAGTGGATTTCTTGTTAAATTTAAAACACCAGATTTAGATTCAATTTTTATTGCTACTTTTTCCTCACCTGTAATTGGAAGAGATGATTTAATACTTCCTAATCTATTCTGAGTATCTTGATCCTTATCTGCCTCAATAGATCCACCAGAATCAACAAAAATTAAATTAGCAGTTACCTGTGGAGAATATAAACTCTCAAAATAATTAAAACTAATTGTTCTACCCTTTATATCAGCTTTTTTAATCTTACTAGTCATAGATCCTCTTCCATATGGAGCAGAATACTTTTTCTGAATCTCCATCACTGTATATAATGATGCTCTTGATGCACTTCCTGCTGACATTATACTTTCCTATTTTGCTGGTACTTCAATGGGTCTATTAATAATAATAGTATTTGTAACTTCATTATTATCTATAAGACTAGTATCATTTAGATTTTTTAACCTTTCATCATTAGTTTTCTTTCCAAAAAATTTACCTTTAGAGGTCTTACTAGTATTATTTGTAGATGTTGAATCTGAATTTATTATATCTACTGCAGATTTACCTCCAGATACACCTCTATTATCAAAATCAGTCGCATCTTGTAATATAAAATCAACAGCACCTCCCAACAATCTCCCCAATCCTTGAGATTTTGGTTTTTCTTTGTCCCCGATTAATTTTTTTGTTAGTTTTTCTTTTTTTTCTTCCTCGGTTAAAGGTTCCCTTTTAGCAAGTTCAAATCCCATATTTCCAATTATACTAGCCATTAACAATGGAATAGCACTATTAACACTAGATATTACTCCAAGTAATGGAGAAAATGCTTTACTAAGTTGTTTATTTAATTTCTGTCCTGCTTCTTTTTTCTTTGCTGAATCAGATAATCGTTCCTCTAAATTTGCATTATTTTTTGATTGTTTTGCTAATTGTTTTTGTTGTTTAAATAAAACACTTTTAATATTAGTTACAGTTATTTTAACTGATTCTATCGATCCGTCACTTGCTGTTCTTTTAAATATTGATTGTCTTTTTGGATCTTCATAATAACTTGGTGATATTGTTTGTGAAGTATCTTGTTGTCTAGGTTCAGAAATTTTAGGTTTAGCACCTTGAGCAATAGTCGTTGATTTTGAACTAGATTTCATCCCTTTGGATAAACCTTTCCCAACGCCTTTTAATCCCTTCCCAACAGAAAGTAATCCTTTCCCTACTTTAAAAAGACCTGTAGTAATAGCACCAGCTTTTACTGCTTTTAATAATCCTCCTAAAACTAATCCTGTTGTAACTACTGCCATAATCTTAATCTAGTATTATACCATGTATTTCTGGTGTTTCAGTCATATGTTCATTAGCAACATTTACAGAAGTCACATATGGAACCACTGTTGTCTCCCCTGAAGCACCTTTTTCTTGTTTAGCACCATAAACCAATTTTTCTATTGGCAGTGTAATCTCAGTTACTTTTCCCTGTTGTTTTTCTAAACGGAGATTTTTATCACTTATCATTTTCTGAATCACCAAACCACCAAAAGCATTTCCTCCAACATCACCAGGAGTATTAGTAGTAATAAGACCTGATGGAACTATTGTTTTTAAAGAACCATCAGAATTTTCAGAAATACCTCTAGGTGTAATAGCATTAACCAATACTGTAGCTTCTCCTTTATTAAAATTTTCTTTCTCTAACTGTTGTACTTGATTTTCTTTGAGTTCAGTTATAGATTGAACTACAGCTTGATTTGTTCCAAAAATTGATCCCATTGGGGATTTTGTTAATGCTGTTCCAAAGTCTTTAAGATTATTAATTCGATCTTTTGTAAAATTTACAATATTTTTACCAGAAAGAGCTAAATTTTTCTTTATGTTAGAAAGCATTCCTGGTTTATCTTTACCATCAGAACCAGAATTAGAATTGTTACCTTTAAGTCTTTCAAATACTGCATTACCAACAGCACTAAGAGCTAAAAGTGACATTGCATCTGCTACCTTCTGACCCTGTTTCGCAATTGGTGCTACCATACCAGATAATCCACCTATAAGTGCGTTTTCTATTCTATTTTCAGCACGTTTATTTTTTTGTTTTGATGCATCAGTTTTTAACCTTTTATTTTCTCCCTTCTCTATTGCAATTCTATTTGCAAAGTCTAATGCTAATGCATTACCAATATCATTAAGAGTTTCATTTATTTCTGTTAAATCCGATTCTGGACTAGATCTACCATCTAGAGATGCTAATTTACTACCTAAATCAGATTTTCCTGTAGATATAACATTCTTTATTAATGTAATTTTTCTTGAATTATTTGCAACTTTATCCGCAAGAGATCCCCCACCCATTGAAAAGGTGTTTTTATTAATCTTAGTTTTTTTGAGGGTTGAACCCATCAAATTTCTTTTAATTGCCACTCTGTTGTTGCTTTAATTTTTCTTCTTCAAGGTATTGTTGTAATAAAGTCACATACACTTCCCTTTCCCAAGGGATCATATTTTCTATCTCTGTTAAAGAGTATTTATGGTGTTGAACTAAGGCAAAATTTACTTTATAGTATGACTCAAGATTAGTATGAGCCATACTTAGGTGAAAAAACTTGCTAGTCCCTCCAATACTACATCAGATTCCACTTCAGTGGTTGGATTGGTTACCTTAACTTTATGAGAAAGTTTAGGCATTGTTTCAAAAAAATTCTCAATTGATTTAAACTGTTTACTGTTTAATTGTTCTATAAATTCTTCTAGTTCTTGTTGTGTAGAATCAGAAGCAGCCCAACTCTCCTCTTTATCATAAACCATTTCAATACATGATGTAATCATATTCATTGATTTATCTACATCACTTTCCTCATTAGACTCAAAATTACTATCAATAAATTCATCTAATGATGGATACTTAAGTTTCATAGAATATTGATCATCTAATTTAACAATATTTTTATGTCCTCTAGTTTTTTGAACTTTAATAGAATCAAGATTAATTTCCATTTGTACTGATGTTTTATTATCATCAGGACAAACTACATTCACTTCAACAGTTTCTCCAACAGATTTTGCACGAACATTTAAGAACAAATATTCAATATCAAAAGTAGCAAGTTTAGAGACACTTACACCTTTTGTTAAAATACAATCATTTAATATTTCAACAATAGCATTTGTAATTTGAGAGATATCCTCAGTCTCCAATGCCATGATAAGAATTTTTTCTTCTTTGACTAAAAATGGTCTATATTTAATCTTCTTTCCAGTTGATGGTAATGTAAGATCATAAGTTGGAGTATTAATCTTTGGTAAAGGCATAATGTTTTCACACTTCAGTAAATTTATTTATAGGGTCAACTTTGACTTCTAGTTACAATATATCTATCATAGTTAAAGCTAACTGTAACTTTTAGAAGATCTGCTGCACCATAAGTAACAGGTAAAGATGTAATAGATTTAGGAAAAGCATTTCTAAATTCATACATCAAAGTTCTTTCAATATTTTTTTCAAACTTTGTAATACTCATTGTATCACATTTATAATCATTTGGATACTTAAATCTTCTATAGAAACCAGCATTATCCAATCTAACTCCATCTCCATCTGCTCCACTTGAAACATAATCCATCCACCCTTCAAAAATTCTCAGTAATGTATATTCCTGATCCACATAAAAAGTAAAATCAATATCAGTATATAAACGAGTATGAGCAAACTCTTGAGGAATACCCATAAAATTATCAGTTACTTCACCAGTTGCAAATGCACTTGCAGGTAATGATGCTTCAGAGCAAAGTATTCCTGCATCCCTAGATAAAAAGTTTTTTGCATTATCAAG